TAACATCATACCATAATTGTCTGTCAGGCTTTCCTATTGCAGACAGCCTAAGATTTCCACTGTCCCTTGGTTTGCTGTACATAAATTCTTTGATGTGAACCTTAAGCATCTCACCAAAGTTATCTATGAGATCATCTACTTCTTTCTCATCACGTTCTATAGGTGTGAGATTAAATAACTCATAGATATCTTCTACTATTGTATTAATATTTTTCATAATAAGATAGGGGTGTCACACCGGAGAGAGATGCAACACCCCATCCTCACTTAGTTACCAAAGGGAATGTCGTCTGATTCAAGATCAGCCATTTGAGAGGCAGCATCATTAACATAGCCACCCTCTACAACTTCAAAATCTTTATCATCCCCATACTCAATCAACTCAACTACTTGAACTGCCGCAAGGTCAGCAGACTTACCCGCCTTACCTGCATAGTTCCACTCAAAGGGAAGTGCCTTTACTGTAACCACACTGCCATTCCCAATAAGTTTCTTATCCCAAGGATTGTTTTGGGAATCCACTACCGTAGGTGCTTGACGTGGACCGTTCTTACCCTGCACCTTACGTTTCAACGTGACAAATTCACCACGTTCATCTTCTTTGTTACGTACATTTAGACCTGCACCTTCTACTAAAGCTTTTGAATCTGAATCAAGACAGAGATCGACTTGCCAAGCAGGTTCAAACGTGCTGTTAGGCTCTACGACAGCGGCCCAGTAGCATTTACCAGTTAGATATAGAGGTTGAATTGGAGGCATATTAATTTTCCTTGTGTTTAGTGCCACACCATTGCGGCTGTTGATATTGTGTTTGTCTACTACTACAACTCCATCAGTATACACTACCTGATTTAGAGTGTCAACTACTTAATGTGTCTCAGCCCATGTCTTACCAACTTTATAATCACAGTCTAATTCACACTTCATCTTCAGTGTCTTTGTTGTCTGTGTCATTGCCTCCTTTGTTAGCCTACAGAATCTTTCTATGTCAGGGATAGCTACCTCAAACTGATACTCATCGTGTATTGAGGCAACTAATCTTACATCTAACTTAGATTTAATAACTCGTTCCATGATGTGAACAAGCCACTGCTTACATACTACAGCACCAGCACCTTGAAGTAAAGTATTTAATGCTGCATGTTCTGATCTAATATATAATAACCTACCATCAAGACCTCTTACTGTATTGTAAGTACGAACTCTTTCTTGTATATGATTTTTTAATTTTTGTAGCGATGGTAATTTAGTTAGGAACTTAGTTATTAACTGTTGTCCTTTCTGAGGACCACCACCAACTACCTTACCAATCTTGGCTGCGCCAGCACCATAGAGGAAAGCATAGATAAAAGTCTTGGCTTGATCTCTGGTTTGTAATCCTGCTGCATGTTGATTAGCTGTATGTACATCACCTTTCTCTACAATGTTAATATAAACAGGGTCTTCCATGTAGTGTGCCAAGCATCTTAGTTCAAGACCACTGGCATCTACACCTACCAAGCGATACTTAGATGTATCATCAACTGTCCATAGTCCTCTACATTCTTTACCGTAAGGGCTATAGACAGCGGGAACTTGTGCCATATTAGGAGATGCATGTGCCATCCTTCCTGTTACAGTACGAAGCGTCATTACTTTACCTCGTACACGATTATCTTCTTGACACGCCATGATCCAAGACTTTATTAAACCAGTACGTTTTTGTAATAAGAAATACCGATTAAACATTTTAGCTAATGGTACTACTTCTTTAGGTTTTCTAATCTTTGATAAGACTGCTTCATTAATAATTACATTACCTTTCTCAGTCATCTGAGTAGGCTTCCACCCTTTAGCTTTTAGTCTATCAGCTATCTGCTTACGACTTGCTATATTGAAAGGTATGTATTTAGTCTTAGTCTTTAGTATTACTTCAGTTGGTTCAAAGTCTTCTTCTGCCTTACGCTCCAGTGTAGACAGTTCATCTTGTAATTGAGCCTGTAAGATCATAGCTTCTTTTATTTTAAAAGCAAAGCCATTCTTCTGCTGCTTATCTATGATAGCTCTTATCTTACATTCTAAATTATAAGACTGGGAGTTAGTAGCAAAGCCTTCTTTCTCTAGTTCTTGTGCTACAAGACGTGTTACTTCTGTGTCACGTTTACAATACTCCAACATCTTAGGTGAGTAGTGTGCGAAGTCATGGAAGTCACCCTTCTCAAAGCCAAGGGTCTTACCCCAAGCTTCAAGAGAGTGACCACTATCACGTATAGGATTGTAAAGCTGTGACTCAATTAGAGTATCACGTATCTGACTAAGCTTTATGTTACATCCAAGTAAACGATTCAGGACAGGAGCATCGAAGCTGATACCATTGTGCATAATAAAGGTATCAATTTGCTGCGACCAACTAACAAACTCCGAACACTCCTGCCCTACCCACGCCTTAACCTTATTAGTTTTATAACTTCTTGCTACGATACAATGTATCTTTGTTGCATTTAAACTATCTGTTTCAATATCAACTATAGCTGTTGTCATTATACCTTAATGAGACAAGCATCCTCCACTGGTATATGAAAGAACTTCTCACCCTCTCTGATGTTTCGATTAGATACCTCTTTGACTTCGCAGTCAACTAAAATATTAGCATCAATATGCCATGCCTGTTTGCAATCGTTACGCCATACTATAAATGTAAAGAGTGCATCAGGATATTCTTTTTTCCACTTAAGTAGCAAGCGGTTCTTACGGTAAGGGATACGTACTTCTTTCCAACTAGGGTTCCACTCACCCTTCCAAGAATACTTAACCTCTACTTCATAGAGGTGGTGTGTTTCTTTCTCTGCCTTGCAAATAATATCAAAGTCTTTCCTCTCTGTAGTATCAATAGTCGTATAGTTCATATCTTTAATATACTTCAGGGTAGCTTGCTTGGCATCTCTGTCAGCTACTTCATACAAAGCTCTATCAAATTGTTTACGTTTACCCATTGTAGTCATTCTTCTTCTCCACTTTGTTCTGTTGTTGTTTCTCATGTTGATTCATTCTTCATTCTCCATAAAAGGATTATCAATCTGTGTCATCCTACCAGTATCTTTATCGTAATGCAAGTAGCAAGCAACACCAGTGTCACCAGTGTACCTATTCTTTAAGATACGTATGGTGGTGGTGTTGGCTGCTTGCTCATCGTCTGCCTGTTGGTTACGCTCCAGTGCTATGACTGCATCAGATAGATGTGCAATGCTGGCAGACCCACGCAGGTGTGACAGGGATACCTCACGGCCATCCTCATGACCACGATCACCGCTTGGCCGACGTAGGTGGCTCACAAGCAGCAAGCCTATGTTTGTTTCTTCAACCAGAGAACGTAGCTTAGTCATTAGAATATCAATTGACTTACGTTCATCGCCGTTGTCTTCCTGACCTGATACTAAGATAGATAGATGATCAAGGATAATCCACTTGGTTCCTAATGCTTTAGCCATGTATCGGACACGTCCCAAGACTTCATCGTTGCTTATAGAACCGAAGTGATCAAAGGCAAAGAACCTCTTACTGCCTAGGGTTTTATCCTGCCATACACGTAGCTGTTCCTTGGTATACTGCTCACGTACTTCTTTAATATACAGCCTAGCATTGGCCTCCACCGACATGATATTAAAGGCTGTGTTACGTGTGCTTTCTTCCATTGCCAAGATACCGATGTTATCTTTGGTATTCATTAGTAGGTGGTGCATTAGCTCACGCATGATGCTGGACTTACCCATACCAGCACCACTGGTGAACGTCACTAGCTCACCCGTCCTCATGCCATAGGTCTTCTCATTGAGTTGTGTCCAAGGGTAGAGGCAAGTCTCACAATAGTTTTCATCGTATAGACTATCCCCTAGATCATGCAGGTTGACAATCCCAGCAGGGGTGAAGGACTTAGCGCCCCACCATGCAGTCATAAAGTCTTCTGACTTACCTACCTTAAGGTATTCGTTGGCATCCTTCAAGTCTAGGTTCATAACCTTACACTTATTAGGCTCAAAGATTTCAGCTACATCAGCGGCTGCTTGCTTACCAGCCTTGTCATTGTCAAAGCATAAGACTACCTGATCAAACTGATTGAGGTACTCAAAGGATTGCTTACAATTAGATACAGCAGAGGCTGCACCATTCTTCAGAGAAACGACAGGCCACTTAGACCCCATCATTTGATAGGCAGACATTGCATCTACCTCACCCTCACAGATGGTAATGAACTTACCCTTCTGTGTGAATACATTCTGACCAAACAAGCCAGCACTGGTCATCTGTCCTTCAGACCAGAACTTTTTGTTGGCTGTGTCACGTACCTTATTACAAATATGATTACCATTCGTATCATAGTACTGATAGACATGGTGTGTTGTCATGGACCCCTTCTTTTTTGTGAGGGTGCCATACTTCTTGGCTGTATCTCTAAGTATTTTACGATCTGAGATATCATTATACTCAGCCATCTTGCTGGATGTTAGTTCAGTAG